AGAGCTTTACGCTGCCAATAAAAAGGAATCAGTTGTGGATGAGAGCCTTCAACAGCAGGTGGGTTGTTATAAACTTGGGGATTTTCGTATGCCATGATTATTTTCCTTCTTTGTTATTATTTTTAGTGTTCTCCTTTTACACTAAGTCACGTATAGACAGTTTTGCAAACTGGTCTTCTGACATTGAAAAAATATCCTTGGCAGTTAATGTTGAACCTTGATTAGTTGCTTTCGTCCTAATTGGTGCAGCCTTAGTTTTGTCAGGAATTGGTTTGGTAGGTACATCAGCCTTTGGTGTAGGTTTAGTACCATCAGGTTGGTGATTAGATTGCTCCTTAGCTGCTAGTTTAGTAACTAGGTCAATATAAGCTTCTACATCAGATTTACCTTTGTACCTACCAAATGTCTTTTCAATCTCTAACTGAGCTTGTACATTATCAAATCTGCCCATAGCGATTTCTTCATGTAAAGCTCTCATAAGATTTGGGTCTTTGAGTAAAGCTTCTTTACTCCTAGCATCCCAAGTGTTAGTCATAATTTCTTGAATCTTAGGTAGAGAGTCACGTATATCATCTAGGATATTGGAGTATTCTACATCTTCATCAGAGACTATATTATTCTTCGGAACATAATTGGTAGAATCTAGGTCTAGTTCCATAGGGTCTACGTTATGTTTCGTAAGCAACTTTTTAATTGCTTCTTTATCACCTTTATGCACATCAATAAGGAAGTTAAGGTCATCTTCCTTAATATCTGCTCTACTAAGAGATTCAGCAGCCTTTTTTAAAGGAGCCATAAGTTGCATCTTCTTAGTATAGTTTGCACCCATCTGCATAAGCTGTACAACATCTTCTACAGTTCTAGGTGTAATATCCTTACCGTTTGCTTTAAAAGGTTTAAAAATATCTTTGTATACAGCTTCATAGTCTACGTCTTTAGGTGGTGCATCTTTAACATCTTCACCTTCTGGTTTTGTAGACTCTTTATCTGTTTTAGCTTTAGGTTCAGGTTTACTAATAACCTTCACTAAAGGTTTTTGTTCACTCTTAGTAGATTCAGGTAATTTACCTTCTTCCATAAACTTAGTGAACTCTTCATCACTCATAGCATCAAGCTGTTCTTTAGTTAGTTTGTCATCACCTTCTAACGATTCTTCTGGTTGAGTATCATTATCAGGAGTAACGTCAGTATCAGTGCTATTATCAGGTTTGGTATCATTATCGTTACCACCTAATTCTGTATCTGTATTCTGGAGATTTTCTTGTTCCAGAGTATCTACTTCATTAGTCTGTGACATGTTTTATTACCCTTTGTTATAGAATTCAGTTTCAGCTTGGTTTAGTCCGTCAAGTTCTCTTTGAGCCTGACCACTTAGTTGAAAAATACTACGGAAGTACTCAGAAAGTCGAGCAATACCAATCATACGTTCTTGGAAATCTTCTCGATATGCATATTTCTTATCATCAGAGTTAAACCTAGCATCACCAAGTAGATGGACTAAACGAATAGCTTCATCTTCCATATACCCATCAGTAATAACTAGTTTAAAGTCTGCATTATTCTGAAGTCTAGTAAGAGCCTCTGCTCTAGCACCAAATTTCTTTAGTTCTTCACGTCTTTGATGAAGCTCTTCTACAGTTAATCCTACAATCTTTTCTTCTTGGTTTGCCATTGTTTACTCCTTTATAAGTAATGTGTTATCTTATGTAGCTGTGCTACACTAATAGTCTAGAGGTTGTCAACTACTTTTCTTTATTTTCTTTACTTAATCTGTCTTTAAACTGTAATCCCATAAGTTGAGATTCTAGTTCTCGTTCTTGTTTAAGACCACTAGCTTGTTCTACAAAGTCAAGGTCTAGCTTATCTTTTTCACTAGATACTTTACCAGCTTTAGCAAGCTCACTTTGAGTTTTAGCAGCTTTAAGTTCTCTATCCACTTCATTCTCAGCAGCTTTAGTATATTCGTTTTGAATCTGAGCTTTAAGAAGTTCCATCTGTAGTTGTTGTTGTTGTACAACCATTGGGTCAGGTTGTGGTACAAATTCTGATATAGCTTTTGCTAAGTCAGGTAATTTTCTAAGGTCAGCTATCTTTGATAGTATTAGTTTAGTAATATCATAAGGTACACTTTGACCTATTGTCTGTAACATAAAAGCTAATTCACTAGCCTTTTGGTTATCAGCTTCAGCAGTAGAGACATCAAGAGTTAAGTCAAAGTTACCAGCTAAGTCACTACGTTTAATAGCAATGAAGTCTTCATCAGTAATTCGTAGTATTTCTTCATCAGATAACCATACCTGATTCATAGAAATAATCTTCATACCAATTTTCTTTAGACCGTTTGATAGTCTTCTAAGAATACCTAGTTCTCTTTTTGCAGTAGCATCTAGAGCACTTCTAATACCACCAACTGAATCACCTAATGCTTGTGAAGTGATACCACCACTAAAGGCTTTAACACCTGTAATAGCTTCAGCTTCATTATTCTGTAGTTGAATCATCTCTAAAGCACTTCTAGGAATTTCTGGAATCTTAGTTGTGTATAGAGCATCACCTACATTAGATACAGGATTGTACTCAAAGTCTAAACCTTTCTTAAATCTATCAGCATTGATAGGGTCTAGTAAATCTTTTCGTACACCTTGCTGTGCATTAGCAGACCTACCAATTAAGTCTATCATAGACCTAGACACAGCACCAATAATATCTTGGTTATCCTTTAAAAGAGAAGCATCAGCATCACCATATAGAGTATTACCATCAGGAGGTAAATACTGTACTAGAACATAAGGTAGTTGTTTATCAGGATAAGGATTTTCTTCTAGACGTATCATTACGTCACCTACCCAAGTAGCAACAAATGGTTTTACAATACCATCATTGTTAATATCCCAATAACCCCAATACTCATAAGCTATAAGCTTCTTTCTAGGTTTATCTTGGAATCTAAAGTTAGGGTCATCTTTCCATTCATCATAATAAGTCATATCAGGAGCATCATAATCTCTTTCTTGAATCTTATCTAAATTGGAATACCTACCATCTTTCTTTAGAGCAGATAAATCAGTTAGGAACTTATCAATAATAAACTGAGCCTTTCTTATGTCTCCTTCACATGAAGGGTCAATAATTACATTACGACTATCTTTAACTTCCAGTACAGGTCGGTTTATGATTTCTTTTTCTACAAGCTTTGATTCTACACCTATCTCAATAGGTTCACCAGCTTGCATGATAGGTACAGCTTCTTCCTCAGTCATTTGACCAGAAGCTACCATTTGTTGTAGAACCTGATACAATTCTTCAGGAGTACTAGTATATACTGGTACTTCGTCTAAAACTACATCTGTTTCTGACTCCCATGACAGTTTTACTATTACAGTTCCTGTATTTACAGCAGCACGTATATACTTATTAATAAACTCTACTTTAGGTATGTCTACTCTAAACTGTTTATTAAGAATCATAGCATTCTGTTTAGCAGCATCTACATCTTTATGAGTAACAGGATTAACTTTGAACATATCCTCAGTAGATAGGAAAGGTTCTTCAAGAGATGAATATCTCCATTCTGCTTGCTTCCTAATTACTTTAGGTTGAACCTTACTTCTACCTTCTGCGGTCTTAATCTTTAGTTCACCACGTAATGCAGTAATCCATTCATTAACTTTCGCAACATGAAGGTTATGACTAGGTAAAGCTTCTGATAGGTCTTGTTTCAAATCTTTAACTGTTGGAGCATTAACCCAATCAGGTTGTAGTATTTTTACGTCTCTATCAATAGATATATAGTCTTTGGTTACTGTTTCATCACTCATTATATTACTCTTCATCTCTGTGGTGTTTTTCATCAACCACATTTATTGCTTTACATGCTACCTTGTCAATAACCTTTGTAGCAACAGCTTGGGTTAGTGTAGGATAGTACTTTAAAATTATATCAGGTAGACCAAAAGCACCTACAGTACCTAGCATTATACTAAGTCTTTTAGATAAGTGTTCAATCTCGAACAAGTATTCAGTTATAGGATAGGCTACTAGTAAACCAATTCCTGTTGATAAGAGACAGTTTTTGACAATAGCATTAGTATCCATATTAGGACTACGCCTAAAAGCGAAAAAACCTAATACAGAACCTACTATAGCCCAAAACCCTGTATAGACTACATCATTTATGTAGAAAACCATTGTAAATCCTAGTAGATTATATAAGTAGTAACTAGAAATACAACAAGTGTAATACCTAACCCTATCTTATAGTAAAGAGAGTTCTTTTCTATTCTTTTTACATATTCACAGTTGCTACACGCATCTGAAATCCCCTTTAAAGTCCGTTCTAAATACAAAGGACATACATCCTTCCTATGATACATAGCTTAATCCTTTTTGTTATGCTCATCTATGATAGTCTCAAGTGTTATAATGTACTGTCTTAGTTTTAACATGTAACTAGGTGCATTATCACTAGAGGTATACAGAGGTCTTTTAGGTCTGTCAATCTTATAAACAACAGGCACTTTAACTTCTTGATAAACAGTTTTATAAATTATTTCAGGTTTGTTAGAAGCACAACCAGATAAACAAATTAACGAGAGTAAACATATACTAATTAGCTTCATTGGAGAAATCCTTCATAATCTTGGTAACAACACGAAGCTGGTTATCAGAACTAGAATCAGTACTAAGCTCTTTATCTACTTGCTGTTGTTGTATAACTCTTTCTTCTATTAAAGCTTTCTCTTTCTTATTTACTCTAGCAGTGACAGCAACAGTATCTACTTCGTATTTACTTACTTTAGAGTTCTGTTCATCTATTGCTGTTTTTGCCTTGACTCTTTCTTCTTCAAAAACAAGTCGTTCATTTTTTCGTTCCACTTGGCAGGTGGTTAATTCCGTTTTCAATGAATCTATTTTATTCGCCTGATATGAAATTACACCACCAATACCAAGTATCACGATAAGTAGACCTACACCAATACTAAGTTTAGTCTTGATTGATAGTAAGCTCCAAATCGTATTAGACATTTTATTTTCCTTCTATTTGATAGTGTGGTGTATCAACAAAGTTTTTCCAGTCACCACCCCATGTAATAGTAATACCTAGTTCACTAGCAGCAGCTTTCATAGCTTTAGCAATTTTAGCCCACTGACTATGAGGTGCATTGACTTGTACTTTACCTTCATAGAAAGGATACAAATCAACTGCTCTACCACCATTAC